GGCTCACGTTCAGCACGAAGTCTAGTCTTAGTCATTGCCTTAGCCTTGTCTAAATTAACGCTTACAGAACCGTTGCTGAGTTCCCACGCATCAAAAAAATCATTATCTGCTTGTGGGAGTGTAGCGTCATCCACGATAATTGCACCTGATGGACAGTCTTTGGCTAAAACTTGCTCAATAGGAAGTTCACCTGTAGGTACACAGACCGAAACTCCACCGTTTGTATTACTGAATATAATTACTTGCATTTTATTTCCTTTATCTAAATACTGTTACATTAATATAATCTAAATCAATTACGCCTTGACCTGGACCACCGGTAAAAAATTGATAAACAATAATAGGAACAAATGAACTTGTTGGTGTATGTGAATTATCCCCACTAACTCCTGATGTACCACAATATCCTGTTGATGAGCCAATAGCACTACCAACTGCACACCAATTTCTATCTATTAAAGCATTTGTTAAATTAATACCATATACTCCAGTAGAATATTTTGTTACAGAACTAACATTGTAAGAAGTACGAATAGTGGATGGAGTTGCAGTTGTACCATTAAAGTTTACCCATGCCTGTGCATTAGTATTTACACCATTACTTTGTATTTGAAGGATTCCACTTGCATCAGCAGTTGATACGATGCCATTAGAACTGACTGAGGCGTTTATGATTGAAGTCATTGTTTATCCTTTATGAACTGAATACTGATACGCTGACAACACAATTATCTTGTCCTGCATTACTTGTTCCTGCTTGAAAAAAAACAGGCACAGAACTTGTTGTTCTTTGATTTGGTGTTGATGCACTTGTAGTATATTCACCATAAAACCCACCAACCACATTTAATGCACAACCACCAGTAATAGAAACTCCATAATTAGAATTAGGCATTGATGTAGTAAAATTTATTGTGTAAAGTCCTGTGCTTGCTCTTGTTACAGAAGAAATATTAAAAGAATTAGCAATAGTTGCACCACCAACACCATTAAATTGCACCCAAGCCTTTGGAATACCTGTCATTCCATTTTGAGTAGCTAATACTCCTGTGCTTGCTGTTAGCGTATCTACGTTAATTGTTCCGTATGCCATATATTTCCTCTAAAGTATTACCCATTTTGAACCGTTAGGAATAGTCACCGTAACGCCACTTGATATAGTTATTGGCCCAACACTCATTGCTGAAGACCCTGTTGTAATTGTATAAGTTGTAGCTACAGTTTGTGTATTTTCAAAAATAGGAACGCCCGGAGCAAAAGCTGTACCCCCTGTACTTGTACCAAGCATTGCATTTTGTACTTTAGTTAGCGCCATAGTTTACTCGTATAAAATGTTAATTGAACCTGCATCAAATGTATCTGTACCGTTTACTGTTGTAATGCGAATTCGGTCGCAAGTTCCTGAAAGAGTTTTAGTTCCGCCCATTGTGTGTACAATTGCTGTATTTGTTCCTAAAGAACCACTTGCAACCCACAACCCAGACGCTGAGTCAAAAAGAAAAAATTGTGTAGCACCGCTATATAAGGAAGTGGCGTAATCGGTACGATAACCAAACCCAGTTGTAAAAGTAGCACAATAACAAGGCTGCCCGCTTTCAAGAATTGAACCGCTTCCTTGATACCCTGTTGTTTGAATACCCCCTGAAGTACCAATTTGAAAAATTATATATGATGAACCGCTTGTAGATACACCATTAAACATTACAGTAATTCGTTTAACACTTGATGGAATACCCGTAAAGGTAATACTTGTTCCTGATGTAGAAGCCTGTGACGTACCACTTGTTATCAGAGTTCCCCCTGAGTTGGCATTTGACCCTACGGTCGCTAAGTTGGATGCTTGTGTCATTGTTTATCCTTTATGAACTGAATACTGAAATACCAACATAAGCAGGATTACTTGATGCACCGCCTGACGTTTGAGTAGTTAAAGTAAAAGATGAGGTTGTTTTAGCAGTAACATCACTATAATCACGCATTAAAAATGTTCCACTAGTTGCACCAATAGTACCAACCCAAGCATAAGTTGTATTTGGCATTGCTGTAGTTATATTAACTGTAAATACACCTGTTGATACATAAGTAACTGAACTTACATTAAAAGAAGAACCAATTACACAAGCACCTGATGAAGCATTAAATTGCACCCAAGCCTTTGCAATACCTGTCATTCCATTTTGAGTAGCTAATACTCCTGTACTTGCGTTTAATGTGGTAATTGTGCCAGTAGGAATAGTAGTTGTTCCACTAAGAGTTAAATTACTAGCCAAATAAGTACTACCAACACTACCCGCAGTTGCAGGGATAGCGTTAAGAACCGAACTAACATAAAAAGATATAGTTGTTACCAAGTCGTTTACCGTTGCGCCCGTAGCTAAAACTACAGTAGTTCCATTAGTTGCTGTGTAGTCGGCTGTACCTAGTAATACGCCATTGCGATAAACTTGAATAAATCCTACTGTATAACTTGGTGGCGTGAAGGTAGTCTGACCCGCCGTTGCTGTAAATTCTGTTCTTGTGCTATATGCTGTTGTGGTTACGCCTGATGCGGGTATGCCTAAATAACGGGCTGAAATGTTGCTTGTACCTGATGGTGGTGCACCTGTAAATGTTAGGGTTAATCCTGATACGCTATATGTACTTGGGTCTTGTAAAACTCCACTAACTGCTACTAAAACCGATGCCGTATTAGCAGGAGCCACCGACATAGTAAAAGCAGTAGTCGAGCCATTACCACTGAACGAATCAGTAACAAAAGCTACTTGGGACGGTTGGTTTCCTATATATGACACTATTTAATTTCCTATAAAAATTATTGAGCCACTATAAAAATCAGCACTATTGCTTTCAACTTGACATTGAGTTGTTGTTTTTAATGCAGGATAACTTCCAGAACCTGCTGATGCATAAACAGTAATTGTATTTGCCCCTGTCGCACCTTCAAATCCCCCAGTAATACAATAATAAGCATTAGGCATAGCAGTTGTAAAATTAATTGTCCAATTACCCGTACTATTTCTAGTTACAGAAGAAACATTAAAAGAAGCATTAATAACAATAGCACTACTAATATAACCATAATTTACCCAAGCCTTTGCAATACCTGTCATTCCGTTCTGTGTATTTAGTACGCCTGAAGACGAGTTTAGCGTAGTAACCTGTAAGGTAGTAATTGGTGTTGCCAGCGATGTGTTGTCTATTGTGCTGATTGCCATTATATGCCTTAAATAATTGTGTCTTTATATTGAACCATCATGCTTGCATCAACAATATCGCCCGTATCTTTTTCACGAATACCATGAATACAGTAAGCTAACGTATCTTTTTCTAAAGCAATTAATTCATGGTTTTTGTCTTTAGGTATAAAAATCATATGCGGTGCACTAAATATTGTTTCTACGCCTTCACTAATTACTTTTACAGAACCTTTAGCCAACAAAGTTATATGGTCAAACGTATGTTTATGGCATTGTTCACAGTCACCAGCCTCAGCAAAAATCATTGACCTGATATAAACATTTGCTACCATTCCGATATTGACAATAGGTTGATTATTCATTTTATACTCTTGTCATTGGAATTGAACCAGTTGATGCCGTTGGAAATAAAATCCATTTCTTTTGTTCTTCATCCCAAGCATAAAATTTACCGTCATCAGGATAAGGAATAGGTGCTTCCCAAGTCCATGTGTTTTTATTCATAGTCCAACTTGCATATTCTTGAGGGCGATAAAAAACATCATATTTCGCATCATAAATATCACCAACACCAGCAAAATTACCCCGCAATGGTGTACCGCCTAATTGATGTTGATTATTATGTGTATTGTAAGAAGTTTGAATCCATGTGCCGGGGTCACCAAAAACACCCGAATCAATAACATTTTGTTCAGCAACAATTGTTTGAAGAACTATTCCATTTTCAATTTTTGCAAAATGTGCCATATTTATTCCTAGAATGTAATAGTGCCTGAAGATAAGAACATATAAGTTCTATATCCATTTGCAACAGTAATTGTTGGGCTACCAGTTGTAGAAGCAGCGGCATTATAAGTATCCGGGTAACGAACAATAACAATTCCTGAGCCACCATTACAAGCCGAACCATTAGCACCAGCAGAACCACCACCACCGCCTTGGTTTGCACTTCCATTATATATAGAAACGGAATTATAAGATGTAGCAACACTACCAGCACCACTACCAGCACCAGCAACCGTTGTTACGCCAAAACCAATTCCCATATTTCCAAGCCCACCAGTACCATTAGCAGCCGCACCGCCGCCGCCACAAAACCAAGTGCTACCAGTAATTCCAGCCATCCAAGGTATTTCAACACCCATACCACCATGACCATTGCCTGTAATAACTGGAAGAACATAATCACCGTTTAATCCAATACTTGCGGCACCCCCACCTCCACCTCCATAATAGTTTCCGCCACGACCTTGGTAAACACCGTTTCGTCCACCGCCATAACCTTGACCTGAAATTCCTGTTCCACCAGTTGCATTGATGTTATATGAGCCAGTAGCCCCACCACCCGAACCGCCATTACCACCATTTGGTGCAGTTGGTGAATTGGTATATTTGTTTCCATATCCACCGCCAGTAGCTGTAATAGAACCGAATACTGAATCGCTACCTTGAACTCCAGCAACGTTTGAAGTTGCCCCAGTTCCACCAGCACCAACAGTTACAGTAATTGCTGAACCTGAAGCAACAGTAGCAAGTCCTTCTAAATAGCCACCAGCCCCACCACCACCACCAAACGAACCGCCAGCTCCACCACCACCAGCAATAACAACATAATTAACTCTAGTTACAGTTCCAGTTGTTATTGGTGCCCAAGTATTATCACCACGTAAATAAGTAGTAGACGATGCAGTTCCTGTAGCACTTAATTGAGTTATACCTACTGTTCCCACACTGGGTGCTACGGTATTAGTCTGTAAGCTTGTGTACTCAACCCAAATGTTGTTTGTACCTGTAGGTGGGGCTGATGTGAACGTAAGCGTTGTTCCACTTACTGTGTATGCACTTGATGGGTTCTGAGGCACGTTAGCAACAAAAACAAGAATCTGCGCAGCGCTAACAACAGCTTGGGGTAAAGTAAAAGCCGTAGTTGAAGCATTTCCAGAGAAATAAGCTATCTGAGGAGCGTATTGCGATATAGTTAAGTTGTTGCCTATAAATGCCATATTAAGCCGCCAATAAGACTGAGGCTACACAATCACCAGAAGATGCCGCACTATTTAATACTTTAAGAATGTCGGATGCAATTAATACAACTCGGTTTCCTTGAATTACTTCTAAAGAACCACCAACAGGTACAGTAGCTTGATATACTAAATAATAATCTACCGCCGAACGAGTAAAATAAACGCTAGTTGTAATTGGAGAAGCCGTTGTATTTGACACAATTAAACTTGCTATAGCGGCTGTTGTTGAAGCGGCTACCGTAGTTAACGTAGATGCGGATGTACCAACGTTTTTGGCTACATAAGAGGTGTTTGTATAAGTTGCCATATTAGCCCATCATAAAAGATAAAAAGTACGCTTGGTCAATAGAAGCTCCTGAGTTTGCCGCTGAAGTCCATGTAGACCCGTTAGAAGTTAATACGTTACCAGATGTACCCGGTGAAGTAAGTCCAGTACCACCAGCCGCCGCAGGTAAAGTACCCGCTGCTAAAGCACTTGATGAAGTTGAGTATAAAGCATTATTAGCCGCAGTAAAAGTGGTTAAACCAGTACCGCCATAAGCAGAAGCAACCGCCGTGCCTTGGTAAGTTGTGTTAGATATTACTGCGCCGCCGAAGTTTGCTGATGTTGTACTAAAGTCATAAGATGCCGGAAGTAACGCATATTTACCCCATGAACCAGCACTTGTTGTAACATCTTCAGCAAATATATAAGAATAACCGCCGGAAGGAACCGTATCAATAGCACCTGAAGCACTATCCACAATAGACACTGCACCTGATGAATCGTTATCAAATGTAAACCCTTGACCTTGAGCTAGTGTTGTAGCAATAGG